GAAACCATTAAGGCCTGCAAAATTATTTACTGTTTTCATTATCCACTCACAATATTAGACCATGTTATAGAACCATCATTAATATCAGGATATTGATGTGGTACACTTTCTTTTGCTACCTCTAAAACTGTCTTGAAATCATTTTGTGTAATCATGTGTCTGACAGCCGTGACCAAATAATTACCAGAATAGAACAAGTCCAGTTCTTTACTTGATGGATCTTTAGAAAGCAATTCAAATTCAATAACAGTACCAACCGTCAATAAAGGATCACCAGGAACTGATATCTTTACTCTTGTATAATTGGCTAGTGCCAACTGAGCTGTTCTATAAGGTATGTATGTCTCTGCAAAAATGTTCTGTGCAACTGAACCTGGATTTGCCTGAACAACTTCATTATTGGCTTCATCAAAGTTTGAAAACACCAATTTCAATGTAGATTGACTTGCTTCATTCATCTTTTGACCTTTACGATTTACGTAATTATTGGTCACTGGATAATCGTTCAAACCACCTGTATCCGGATCATTCCAATATTGTAAATAATCAAAATTTGTAGTTATTTTCTTGCGAGTCAATATGTCAACTGATATTAATTGATTAGCAAACATACCAGTGTTGACAGCATTCAATGTATCATATGAGTTTAGAATCTCATAGGTTGTCACGTTGTATACTTCTTCTGTTAGATTTCCTTGTTCAGTATTCTTTGGATCATAACTGTAAGTGTTGTATATGTTTACATCAGGTCCATCAGTTAGGACTTGTAATGACTTAAATTTGAAGCCGTCTTTGTCTTCATAGAAAAGCATATCTGCACCTGGCCATGGTGGTGCAGGTCTAGCATAGTTTGATAACCAATTGATAGCATCTAATGGTTTTAGATTTGGTATAACGAAACTGTATGTCCCATATGTCTCATCAATTTGTAATCTATTTTCACTTATGCCTAAACCATTAGTACATATATCTTTAATGACATCACTTATCGGCATATTTGGATAAGATTTACTTAGTTTGTATTGCTCTGATATAATCAATTCTTCAGAACAGAATTGCAACGTATACACTTCAGTAGACATATTGGCTGCAAGTTTTCTTTTATCCATCTTATAGACACGAAATTTTTTATTGATTGTGTCATCTGGATTATCATACTTTGCAAATGTTAACAATAAGAATTCATTACCATTCAGACCCAAAAGTTCTGCATATGAATTGGATTCTGTTATCATTACATAGCCTGAAACCACACCACCAAACAAATCTTCATGGTATGAAATTTCATTCATTATATACCTAACATCTATAACACCTGTTGAAGTTAAAAGTGTTACGTTTGTTAGGTCATAGTCACGTGGGTTAAGAATACCTGTAGAAGCCAATTTTTATCCTAAAATAGAGAAGACAATTGTTTTTCTAGTATGCCTGCATAATTTACATTAACAAGATTGATAGTTCGTTTTGCTTCGTTCACTTGAACTTCATAATCAAAGATGTTTTGTGGATAGGCAGTTGTCACAACCGTCACACTTGCACCACTAGGTAAAATTGCAGTTTGAGTGCCTTGATCCACATTTGCATATGCGTTTTGGTCAATAAAGTAAATTGTTGTGTTTGATTCTAACGATGTGGAATCAGTCGTAGTTACACTTTCAACATATTGATAAACCGTATTCTGTGTATATGTCAAAACCTGTGAAGATGTTACATTTGCAACTGCAATGTTCAATGAGTTGGCTGTTGCAGATTTATATTTGTCAACCAAAAAATCATTGAATAGATTTGGATCCATTGGCCAGTCACCAATTGGATCTAGAATTTGGCTGCCATAAAGTGTTATCCAATATCTATAACTGTCATTATAATACTTTTGAGCAATGATATCTGGTGTATCACCGCCTTTAATATCATAAGAATAAAACAATAAAGCATTGTTCAATAAAGAAGGAACAATCTCCGTTCTCTCCATGATGTTAGTCACATTGACAAAATTGCCATTGTAATCTGGCATTTTGATGATTGGAAGTTGTTGAAAGTATTTCATTAACGTAATCCTGCAACAGAGTCTGAAGTTGTTTTGAATGGAGATGTTTGGTCTGCACCATAACCTGCGGCAATCTTAGCCTTAGTAACAATCTCAATCTCTTGGAAGCCTAGTGTCAATTGTGTTTGAACTGGCGCACCATCATTGTGTGCGGCAAAACCACTTGGTGCAAAGTTTACGTCAATATCTGTTAGTACACAGTCACCATATCTTGGTAAGAACTTGTTTTCGTCTGTGTTGAACATGAATTCCACATTAAAATATGATGGAGGAACAAAAAACATACCACTAACTGCATTAGTGGAAGTGATTAAATCTGGTGCAAAATGATATTTGAATACAGAAATGATTTGATTAACCATCAACGCTTCTTCCTCAGAAGCGGGTGTAAAGATAAAATTCAACTGAAACTTTCTAAATCCAACACCACGATAAATGACTTGTAATTGTGGATTAATTGCATAACCTTGTGTTTGTAAAGCAACATCAGCAAAAGCTGCACCACCAAGGCCAACCTTACTCAATAGAGCATTTGTACCAAAGGCTGCAGCTGCAATAACAGTAGGATCAACTGAAGATGCTTGTGATGGATTTTTAGAACCATCACCACCATTTAATGCAGAAACAATGGCTTGAACACCTGTCAAACCTTTGCCTAAATCATTTGTCAAACTCAATTCATCGTAAGAGGCATTATAAGATGCGGTTAATGAATCTGGCATGTATAAGCATATAACACCAACAGAATCCGTTGTTTGTGGTTGATAATCAAATGTAGAAACTCGTCTTGCAATATCTTTTAATACGGAATCTCCTTCATTGCCTGAGACAGGAGTAGAAGGTACTATTCTTTTAACTGAAAACTTAACATAATGGTTCTTGGTAGAAGAACCTAAATCAGCTGGGTAAACCAATGGAGTCAAAGATGGAGCAGGAGCATCTAAAGCTGCCAGTGGTCCAGTGACCCTATCTATTGTTGGTCCAGTTGAAATGGAAGTTATATCTATTGCCATTAATTTCTCTAAAAAAGATTATACATACTATTTATGGCATATTCTGGCAAATTTACACCTAAGAATCCACAGAAGTACGTGGGTGACTACACCAATATTATTTATCGCTCGTCTTGGGAGGCGAGAGTGATGAACTGGCTCGACAAAGAACCAAGTATTATATCTTGGGCTTCAGAAGAACTTGTAATTCCATATGTTTCACCTGTTGATGGCAAGAGGCACAGATACTTTCCAGACTTCTTGGTTAAGGTTAGAACTAAAGATGGCAAGCAAAAAACCATGTTGATAGAAATCAAACCTAAGAAACAGGCCATGGAACCAGTCAAAAAGAAAAGAATCACAAAACAATACATTCAAGAGGTGGCAACATATGGCATCAATCAAGCCAAATGGAAAGCAGCCACAGAATTCTGTTTGGATAGAGGTTGGGAGTTCAAAGTCTTAACAGAAGAACATCTTGGGTTCTAACCTAAATATAATATGACTTCAAAACTTACAGATTTAGCAGAAGAAAAGAAACAAGCAGGACATAAAACTATGTCCAAAGATGCTGTGTCTTGGCTTCAAAAAAAGATAGATGAGATTAAAAGACCATCTGCCATACCGAATACTATTAAAGGTGAAGTGAGTAGAAATAAACAACCAGGCCAACTAAGAATTGGCATGTTGTATTGTTATTATTATGATCCAAAGACTAAAGATGACTTATTATATTGGGATAGATTTCCAATGGTGTTGATACTAGAGAAGTATAATGATGGTTTCTTGGGTTTGAATTTGCATTATCTGCCTGTTAGATATCGTGTTGCATTTTTACAGAAGTTAATGAAGTATGCTCAACTGACACCTGAGCAAGATATCAGAAGAATGAGAATTTCTTATGATATTTTACAGTCAACTAGAAGATTTGCAGAATTTAGACCTTGTTTGAAGCGTTATCTCTATAGCCATTTGAGGTCTAGAATTTTAATGATAGAACCTAATGAATGGGATGTGGCAACTATGTTACCAATCCAACAATTTAGAGGTGCAAAACCACAAAAAGTGTGGATGGATTCAGTAAAAGAATACAAAGAGCATATGGCTCATTTTAACCAAGACAACGAATAATGGCATTATCAGATTTTTTATCTTCATTTACGACAGATGTAGCAAGACCTAATAAGTTTGATGCTACTATAATCGTTCCTGCCTTGTTACAAGATTTCAATCCAATATTGCGTAACTTGACACTACGTTGTGAGGCCACAGAACTTCCAGGTAGAACCTTTGGTACTGTGGATCAAAAGTTTGGTTCTAATCCAACAACTAAATTTCCAATACATTCATCTTATAATGACCTAACAATGACTTTCATTGTGTCTGGTGATATGTCCGAAAGAACTTTCTTTGATGTATGGATGGAATATATCAATCCAACTAGAACATTTGATTTTGATTATAAACAAAACTATGCATCTACAATTACTGTAAAACAATATGACTTACAAGATGTTATTGTTTATGCTGTCAATCTCTTTAATGCATATCCTATT